CCAGACGATTGCGCCGTTCGGGGCGAAACCGATATTGTCGAGGGCGGTAATCTGACCGTGGCGGGTGCCAATGGCGATCATGTCATCGCCGTCTTTCATGAGAAACAGGAACGCCTCCGGAGCCGGCAGCGTACCGGCGGACAGGTGACCGTCAATCAGCTTGCCGTGAGTAGCATTCGCCGCGGTGACGGTGACGTTATCCTCACCGAGGACGACCTTCAGCGTCTCCTCAACAGTGTCCTGCAGCGGGGCGCTGATCGTCTCAGCGTGGTCGGTCATGATGACCCTTTTGATGATGTTCGCCCAGTTTTTGATGTTTTCGGTCGACTTGTCGGTGGCGAGGGTGATACCGTCCTGAGTGACGTCGCCGACCTCCACCCATGCCGAATTCAGCGCCTCGGCGGGATAGGTGGGGAGGGCAGTGCCAGCGGGGGCATGGTAAAACATACCAGTCGCGAGGCCGAGACCGAGCTTGGTGTCGTTACTTGCCATGTGTTATACCTCCAAATTTTCGAGATGTGCCACAACGCGGATCCGCGCGGTGCACAATGCGAGATCGGGGCGCACAGGGTCGGTTCCCCATGAGCCGCTTGTGTTGATTTCCACAAATCGGATCGCCGTAGTCTGGTTTTTGGCGACCGCTTTCAGAACGCCGATTGCGGTGCGGAGCGTTTCGCTTGCAGCGGCTTCCGTCTCGGCCCTGGCATCCAGAACGACGTCAAAGGTGTCGATGCCGTTTTCGTCTGAGCCGCCGACCTGGGTGATCAGGATATTCGGCAGGGTGTATTCAGCCGGGAGCGGTCGGCAGTAAGCCGTGAGATAATCGGACAGGCCGACACGGATCTCGTTTTCAATGTCGATGCTGCGTTTGATTTTCATTAGCCCACCGCCTTGCTGAGCGCTTTGTTTTCGGCTTCCGCGACCATGCTCTCATGATCCGTGGTGGATACGGTGCCGATCCAGCGCCCGCCGCCGTAACCGCCCTGCCAGGTTTTCGCCTTGAAGCCTTCCGATTCCTCGGTGAGGTTCGCGTTGGCTTTTGCCTGGATAGATTCGGTCGTGCTGGAAACGAGTGCCTGCACTTCGCCACTCATGAGGATCTCCTTGAAGCCCTCAGAGATGAATTCCAGCCTGATTTGCTGTGCCATCAGCCTCGCCACCTTTCAAGGGAAAGCATGATGTGGTCAAGCCGTCCGGTTGCAGATTTCCAATGCCGCGGTGCGCCAGTGATCGTGTAAAGATCTCCTTCGTACTGGATCCGGTCGCCCTCCTTTACGTCGGCGTTGGGCGGCATATACACGGTGTAGCCATCAGCCACTCCGAGGACTCTGCCGTCCTGGGACAGGGAAGTGCCGGAAGGCTGCACGGAGCAGCCGGGGATCTCCAACTCCGACGCGTTGCTCCAGTCAGGGATGGTGGATCCACGTTCGTTTTTAGTACCGGGCCGGATCCGGGTCACGGTCTGACCGTTGTTCTGTGCAAATGTAGGGAGCATCAGAACACCCCCTGCAAACGATACGGAGCGAGGACTTCCTTGTTATCGCTCGGAAGCGCCGTCGACCGTGCGTTATTGATCCAGGTGGCGTTATAGGTGACAGAGACGCCGCCGGCGGCCTCAGACTGCACGCCGTAGGACTGCGCCAGGGCGTGTGTCACCCGGTGCGAAATCAGCTCGGCGATGGCGCCCATGAGCTCATCCGAAAGCCCTGCTTCGTACCTCACGACGATGTCATTCCAGCCGCATCCGTGAATGGGGCGGTCAAAATAGAGTAGGCCGTTTGGTTTGAAGTGATAGAAGCCTTCGTTCAGCTCGACGCCGCGGAAGGCGACGCTGTTCACGCTGGTGACATACCTGGCCGGGAGCTGGAGCACGCGACCGATGCTTTCGCTGTCAGCCACATATTCACACTCCAGATTCGGCGAGACGTGCCAGCCGCAATAGTTCCGAATCGCCTCCTGCGCCGCTCTGATCGTCGGTTGAATGCGGACGTCACCCGCGTACTTGCTGGCAGTTAGTTCATTGAAAGCGGTCTCGCCGATCATGTCCGGCAGATAATCCATGTCGGTGACGGTGTAGCCCCAGTTTGTCAGCAGACTCATTTCGTCACCGGCTTTCTCGCTTTGTTTGCGGATTTGACCGCCTTGTTCTTCGGCGGTTCCACCGCCTTTTGCTTATACTCCACAGCTTCGGCGGGCTGCTCGCCTTCTTCAAACTGCCAGAGTTTGCCGTCAATCTCGTAGATCTTCAGCATCGGTATCGGTTCACCGCCTTTCAGAATAGGGGAGAGCGGTGATTCACCCTCCCCATAGGAATGATCAGGTAGCAGCCTTGGTCAGCTTCTTGAAGCCAGCGGGGCGACGCACGGCCAGAGCCAGACGCTCCTCAGCGCGGATGGTCATGAGGTTCTTCACGAAGTCGTCCTCGTTGGTGTTGACAGCCTCGACACTCACACCGCCGTGGGTAACCACGGAGCCGCAGGTCTTGAACGCACCGACGATGATAGTGCCGGAGGTGATGGAAGCGGAGACGCAGACGGGAATACCCCACAGGTTGGGGATGGCCTGGTCGCCGAAGTAACCGTTGCCGTAATAGCGCTCATCGCCATCCTTGCCGATACGCAGAGTGTACCAGTCAGCCGGGTTCATCGCGATGGCGTCAGCGGCAAAGCCGGTCTGAGCCTGGACGTCCATGGCAGCCTGCAGGATCGCATCAGCGATGTCGGTGGCGGTGCCGGTGGAAGCGTAGGTGCCGGTCTGGATGCCGGAAGTGGCCAGCAGGTCCGTGACCAGCTTGCCCTGCTCAACCAGACCCAGCTCATAGAGCAGACGGCCATTGATGGCAGATGACAAGAAGGGATAATCCTCGATGTACTCGTCACTTTCCTTGATGTGGCAGGCGACCTTTGCCAGGGACACAGTCTTGGGAGTGGGATCTGCGAAATGGATCTGGGGCTTCTCGTTACCCTCGGCAGTCACAGCAGGAGCGCCCTGCAGCGCACCCTCAACCAGATAGACCAGGGTGGAGCCGCTGATCTGCTCAGCGCCGAACAGGTCACGGATCACCAGCGGAGTGCGGGCACCCTCGACCACGCGACGGTCATAGGTGGTAGCATATCCAACAGCTCCCGAGGGGCTGGTCTGAGTGTCGCTGGCAGCCTTAAAGGCAGGAGCAGTCACGTCGAAGCGCTTGCCGACGTTGGCGGACTTGACAGTCTCCACAAAATGGTCACCCAGAGTGCGGGCGGGCTTCTTCTCGGCGGGATCGACGTTGTCCTTGGTGCCGATCATCTTCAGCAGGTCGGCCTTTGCCTCATCTGCCTTGATCTCGGCCTTCAGAGCCTCGATCTGGGACTTGTAGTCGGTGAGCTTCTGGACGTCGTCAGCCTTGGCGGTGTCCATCTTCTCGGCGAACTCCTTGGCCTCCTTCATCAGGGAGGCGAGCTTTTCCTTCTTGTTCATGGTGTTATTCCTCCGTTTTCAGATTTTTGAAGTATTCACGCAGAGCTTCCGCTTCCGGATTGCTCGCCTTCTGATCCTCCGGCTTGCCGCCGTTGTCGTCCGGGTTGTCCTCTCCGTCGGAGTCGTCTGCATCGTCTAAAACGCTCTGAAGGAGCGCAATAGCCTGTTTGATCGCGTCTTCGTCCGCTTTACTGTTCCGGCGACCGGATTTGATGTCTGTCACCTCGGCGCGGGGATTCGCGGGGATCGGAACCACGCTGACCTCAAAGAGGTCAATCTTGCGCAGCTCCCACGCCTTGACGCCTTCGTCCAGCTCAACCGGCCCGGCGTCCAGGACGTCATAGGCGAACGAAAACTGGTAGACAACGCCCTCCTGCACAAGCTTTCTCTTTTCCTGTGCGAGCGGGGTGTCAAAGAAATGCGCGGTCATGTGCGGGCCGTGATCGTCGTCTTCGATGGAATCAACCGCGCCGATAATCTGGTTCAAGTCGTGGTTCCAGCAGAGCGGGAACGGGTGGCCGGACTCTTTGCGGTTCTTGATGGTATCGGTGAACGCGCCCGGGGCTACAATGTCGCCGTAACTGTCCGGGATCCGGTCATAGGTGGAAAAATAGCCGCTGATCGTACCGGCATCGTCGCCGGATTTCACCAGAGCAAAACATTTGGTTTTATGATTCATGTTCATACCTCCGTGATCACAACTTCTGTCCAGCAGTTGCAGTTGCAAGTTTCATCTGGGCCAAGTGCATCATCACCGGGCCACTTCGCGCCATTGGAGAAGGTGTCGTCAATCGGTACGCGCTCACCGTTCATGGCGGCATGAGAGGCACGGGGATTCGATCCGGTGTGCCATTCCTTCTCAACGATGCGAGAGAAGCCGCCGCGCCGGGCCTGCTGGCAAGCTTCCAGCACGGCCCAGCCTGCCACAGCCGTGGCGAGAGAGCGGCCGAGCATTGGTGCCTCTGTCTCCGCGCGTTTTTCCATGACGTCGGCAGGGGAGACCGAATCCTCGTCCTCCGGGTCATATTCAGCCTTTGCGCGCTTCAGCTTGTCGTAGGTCACCGCGTTGGTGGCCTTCGCACGTCCGAGCGCCATGGCCTTCA